AATATGGGGGAAGCTCTTTTTCCTACCCCATTTAAAGACATTCCGATTATGGGTGATAAAATAACTTATGAGAATTTAGAGATAAGTTTTATTGTCGATGAGTTTTTAGAGAACTATCGGTCTTTGCATGAATGGATGACTGCAATTGGTTTTCCAAAGAGTAGAAAACAGTTCAGTAATTTTAAGTCAAATATATCTAACACCCCAAGCGCAGCGGTAAGTCCTTCGACTGATAGAGTTGGTGCTTCCACACCTGCTAATGCATTATTTTCTGATGCATACCTTATGGTTTTGTCAAATAAAAATAATCCTTTATTACAGGTTGATTTTTTAGATTTGTATCCTGTAGCATTGAGCGCCGTACAGTTTAACAATGATGCTACAGATGTTACTAATGTGATTGCAAATGCTACATTTGCATATCAGATATATCAATTTACTGCATTGAACACCACTGCATCATAATGGAGATTAAATGAACAAGTTAAGTGAATTACAGGCGGAAGCCAAAGAAGACCTTATTATATTAGATGATGAAGACCTACACCAACAATCCTATAAAAATCAAATCATCAAACCAAAATGGTTAGAGTATAAAACCAAATACAAACTTCTCATGTTTCAGTGTAAAGCTGACCACAAACGATTATACCGAGAGAAGTGGGAATATTATGGTGGCAAGTCCGATGCAAAAATTTATGCTGCCAAACCATTTGACTTGAAAGTTCTGAAAACTGACCTTCAGATGTATATTAATTCTGATGACGATATTATTGAACTTGAGAAGAAGGTTGTATACTATGAGACAATAGTAGAGTTCATAGATGGTGTGATAAAGTCTATAGATAACAGGGGATGGGATATCCGTAACGCTCAAGATTGGAAGAAATTTGTGGCCGGAGGTTTCTGATGTTATGGATAATGTAAAAACTTGGAAATGTTTTCCTACCTCTGTTCATGAAGTTAAAATGAATATTGGTGATCATGACCAGATGATGATGAGGAGTTATGTTCAAAAGGTAAATCAGACGCATTACAAGAAGGCAAAAGATGACACTTTACATAAAATTTCTTACTTTAGACCACTCTCTGATAATATTAAAGCAGTAACAGAAAAAATACTTGAAGATAGTGGATACGAGTTCGATAAAATTGAAATTACTAATATGTGGAGTAATATATTAGAAGAGGGACAAACCCATCCACCCCATACACACTCTAATAATACATTGTCTGGTGTATACTATTTGAAGGGGGGCTCTCCAATACAGTTTTTTGATCCCAGACCGGCAGCAAATATTTTAAAACCAAGAAATACACCAAACTGGGACAACTCTGGAATGATACAGTTTAACTCTGTTGTTGACACATCATTTATTTTCCCATCATGGTTGATGCATTGGGTTCCTTCTACTCCGAATGAACGAATAAGTATTGCATGGAACATATTGGTAAGAGGTCATTACGGTGAGCCTCACACATTACAAAATGCGTATATCTAAAAAGAATGAGGTCTACATAAAAATAATAGATATTGAACCATCACTTGCAGCGGAGGTGAATGATTTCTTTACCTTTGAAGTTCCCGGCTTCAAGTATATGCCTGCATATAGGAATAAAACTTGGGATGGTAAGATTCGTTTATACAACATTGTCACAGGTGAAATATATAGAGGACTACTCCCCTATATAGAAGAGTACCTTAAAAATAATGGTGAAGATTATGAATTGGAAGATGGACTCAGAAGTGAAAGAACAGTGGCCAGAAGTGTGGTGCAAGGCTTTGTACGAGGGCTCAGACCCACTCTCAATGGAAGAAGAATTAAAGTTCGAGATTATCAAATTGATGCCATTACCCATGCTATTGCCACAAATCGTTCTTTGCTCATTTCTCCTACTGCTTCGGGCAAGTCATTAGTAATATATTGTCTCATTCGTTACTACCATATGATGGAATTGAAAACTCTAATTTTAGTTCCAACCACTTCGCTTGTTGAACAGATGTACAAAGACTTTGAGGATTATGGTTGGAGTTCTGGAACATACTGTCAAAAAATATATCAAGGACATGATAAAAAAGTAACTAAAGATGTTGTTATATCAACTTGGCAATCGTTGCATAGAATGCCAAGAGCATATTTCAGGCAGTTTGGAGCAGTGTTTGGGGATGAAGCTCATCTGTTCAAAGCAAAATCTTTGACAGGTATCATGACAAAACTTGACACTTGCAAATATCGTTTTGGGTTAACAGGAACACTGGATGGAACTCAAACGAACAGATTAGTATTAGAGGGATTGTTTGGTAAAGCAAAATATGTTGTCACAACAAAAGAATTGATTGATAATAAAACACTATCAAATTTAAAGATTAACTGTATAGTTTTAAAATATCCCGATGAGGATAGACAAATAGTAAAGGAGTTTGACTATGGAGGAGAATTGGAATATATCGTTACAAAGAAGAAAAGGAATCTATTTCTTTGCGATCTTATGGGGCATTGCACTGGTAATACCCTCTGTTTATTTCAGTTTGTAGAAAAGCACGGGGAACCGCTTTATAAGCTAATAAAAGATAAATACAAGGACAGGAAAGTATTTTTTGTCTATGGTGGTGTTAATACAGACACTAGAGAACAGATTAGAGAGATAGTGGAGAAAGAACATGGAGCAATCATCGTGGCCAGCTATGGTACTTTTAGTACTGGTATTAATATTAGGAATGTTAATAACATCGTGTTCGCCAGTCCCAGCAAAAGCAAAATTAGAGTGTTACAGTCCCTTGGGCGTGGGTTGCGACTTGGAGACAAAAGCCAAAGTCTCAAAGTCTTTGACATCTCCGACGATCTTTCCATCGATTCTAAACTCAATTTCACCCTAAGACATTTTAAAGAACGCATAAATATCTATAGTGAGCAAAAATTTGATTATAAAATAGATAGGATAAAATTAAAATGAATCTAGAAAATTACAAGATTCTAAAGTTTGCCAACAATGAAATGATTATCTGTGAGATAAGTGGTGAAACCGTAGACAATTATGAAGTGTCGAATCCACTAAAAATGGATGTGATTCCTAAATTAAGCTCAGATGGTCAGGTTAATGAAATCTTAAATCTCAAGCCGTGGTTGCAACATTTTTCGGAGCAGAGATATTTTGAGGTTAATAAAAGTCATTGCATACTAATTGCCGATGCATCAACTGGATTAGCTAGATACTACGAGCATGTGATTAGAAAAATAGATGCAAACTGGGGAGATGAAGATATTCTATCTCCAGATGATGATGACCCAGACGATGAAGATATATACGATGAACTATTAATAGGATCAGAAACAGGTTCTAAACTTATTCATTGACCCAGGCACATACTTAAAGTACACGGTTTTTCACTGCTTGTCAATACTCCAATGAAAAAATAAATGGGTATTGACATTGTGTGTATATTTGTTTATTATATGTTATGTGATTGGAGATTTAAATGGCAAAGAAAAAAAGTATCCATTATGTAGACAACAAAGTTTTTCTACAGGCAATGATTGAGTGGAGAGAGAAGTGCGCTATCGCAGAGGATGACGGAAAGCAGTCTCCTCCTGTTACAAACTATATCGGTGAGTGTTTCTTAAAAATTGCAACTCATTTATCGTATAGACCAAATTTTATAAATTATACTTACAGAGATGAAATGATTTCAGACGGCATTGAGAATTGTCTACAATATGTGAAAAATTTCAATCCAGAAAAATCAAAAAACCCCTTTGCATACTTTACTCAGATAATCTACTATGCATTTCTAAGAAGAATTGCAAAAGAGAAAAAGCAAAGTCATGTGAAGAATAAAATGATTGAGAGGGAAGCCTATACTTCCTTTACAACTATGGAAGGTGACAATAATACTTATCATGTTGAGGGTATAGACTTAGCTGCATTCTTGCCAGCAGAAGATGTATACAAACCCAAGAAGAAAGAAGACTCTGGTAAGAAAAAAGGACTAGAAGTCTTCATGGAGAAAAAAGATTGAAAGTAGCTCTAATCACCGACACTCACTTCGGCGCTAGGAATGACAATCAAAACTTTAACGAATATTTTTTCCAGTTTTACGAGAATCAGTTTTTCCCATATCTAAAAGAACATAACATAACCGATGTTGTTCATCTCGGCGATGTTATGGATAGAAGGAAATATGTGTCCTATCGTATTGCGAAAGATTTCCGTGAGCGGTTTATCGATAAGTTTGAAGGTATAAACTTTCACATGCTTGTCGGGAACCACGATACCTTTTATAAGAACACCAACGATGTGAACTCACTACAAGAACTTGTGGACGGTAGATATGAAGGTATTACCGTTTATGAGAATGCAACTGAAGTAGATTTTGATGGGTGCAAGATTCTATTTGTGCCTTGGATCAATGCAGACAATACTTCCCACACAATGAAGATGTTAAAAACATCTGATGCTCAGATATGCATGGGTCATTTAGAGTTAAATGGTTTTGAGATGCAGAAGGGTATGGTTATGGATCATGGTTGGGACAGACAAGAATTCAAAAGATTTGATATGGTGATGAGTGGCCATTACCATCATAAATCAGATGACGGTCAAGTGTTCTATCTTGGTACGCCATATGAAATTTATTGGAATGATTGGAATGATCCGAAGGGGTTTCATGTGTTTGATACAGAGAAGAGAGAGCTAGAACGCATTGTAAACCCTCTTAGTATCTACTCTAAGATTTTCTATGATGACAGTCAAGATATCAATTTTGATATATCATCATACAAAGATAAGTATGTGAAACTGGTAGTAGTCAATAAGAAAGACCTTTATCAGTTTGATCAGTTTGTAGATAAGTTGCTGCAAGCTGATTGTTACGAGGTCAAGATCATTGAGGACTTCTCTGAACTGGACGCTAACAATGTCTCTGATGATATCGTTGAGAATACCGAAGACACGATGACCCTGCTTGAACGTTACATTGATGATCTGGATGTTACCCTAAGTAAAAGTAGACTCAAAAATACAATGAGAACTCTATATACTGAAGCACAGGATTTGGAAATTTGATTATATTTAAGACGGTGAGATGGAAAAACTTTTTATCAACAGGTAACAACTTCACAGAAATAGAACTTAACAAAGATTCCACTAATTTAATTATTGGTGAGAATGGTGCTGGTAAGTCTACGATTCTTGATGCCCTTTGTTTTGGTTTGTTTGGTAAAGCGTTTCGTAATATCAATAAGACGCAGCTAGTTAATACTGTTAATGGTTCTGCTGCGTTGGTTGAGGTAGAGTTTTCTATTGGCTCAAAGAATATTAAGGTTATTCGTGGCATCAAACCAAATGTGTTTGAGATTTACATCAATGGTAAAATGTACAACCAAGATGCAAATGCCAGAGACTACCAGAAATATCTAGAACAACAAATTCTCAAGTTGAACTATCGTAGTTTCACACAAGTTGTGATTCTTGGTTCATCTACATTTGTTCCTTTCATGCAACTGAAGGCCAGACATAGGCGTGAGGTTGTTGAAGAGATTTTGGATATCCAGATTTTCTCTTTGATGAATATGCTTCTGAAACAGAGATTGAAAACCATTGATGAAGATTATAGGGAAATTGATTACAAGTATAATTTAGCAGAGCAGAAGGTTATTCTGAAAGAAAGGTATATTGAAGACCTTAAAGAAAACAAGCGAAAATTATTAACTGAAAAGACATTTCTTATTTCCGGTAATGAAGAAGAGATTTTTAAGAAGAAACGAAAGATCAGTGACCTTCAAAACGATATTGAAAGTATGCATGAGAAGATATCTAATGCATCAAAG